TCCCCATTCGTCGGGGTCTTTGGTGTTAATTTTATCCATTGACCAGCCAGAGGATTGAAGCCACAATCCCCATCGAATTGTTGGTTCGTGCGTGGGCTTTAACTCCCAGCATACAACCGAAGATGGTTGTATGTAGATGCGTGGCTTTCCTACTAGGTAATCCAATCGAAGCAAATCTATTAACAAATCTGCCTCTTCTCGCCGATGTTTTAAGTCTTCGGGAAAATGGAATTTGCTTTTTCCCTTTTCTTCTTTTCCCTCTGGATTTACAACTATTTGATTTAACTGTTCGTACTCAGCTAATAACTTGGCTTTTTGCCGCTCTAAGGATACTTTTTCAATTTCTATCTCTCCCAATCGAGAGAGAATTTCCGCCATGCGCTTTTGTTTTTTGCGGTAGGCAACTACTTCGGGGCTGTTTTGAGAATCCATAAAACTCCTTTAAGAACTTGATTTCTTTTTCTTTAATCGATAACGCCGGCATCTTTCGGCGTTGTTGCTGGTTTCATTTTCTGGCGGTCTACCGACGGGATTACCAGTGAAATAATACTGGCAATCTTTACATCGGTATCTTTGTTTTCCCGACACAGAGAATCCCTTTTTAGAGATTCTCTGTGATTGGCATTTAGGACATTGCATTAATTAAGGCTTCCATTTTTTCAATTTCAGACAAAATCAAGTCTCTTTCTTTTTTGTATTTACCAGGATTTCGGTGTTTTCTAATTTGTAATTCAACTACAGAAAGTCTTTGTTTTTTGTATTCAATTTGTATTTCTATTGTACGTTTTTCTCTGTTAAGCATCTGTTTATCTCCTTTGTGTTTTGGAATATCCCCTATTATAGGGGATATGTTTTTATGTTGTCAAGAGGTTAGGGAAAATTTTTAGATAACTCCATAGTCTCCTAGTGTAAACATTGCTTCTAAATCTCTTTTAGAAGCTTTTGCTTTTGCTTCGTGAATAGCTTTTATGTCCTTATAACTTCGTCGCTTAAGGTAAAAGCTTTGGTAGTAATTACAGCTTCACCTAACAACATATCAACAAGCGCAACTTGTCGTTTTTCAGAAAAAGATAACTCATCATCGGTCTTTAACTCATTTTCAGTTTCCTGATTTTCTGGAAGGGTGTATTTACAATTATCTAAATAATCCCAAAGCTCGTAACAGGAAAGCTCGTACTCTTTTTGACTATAATTTTCTAAAACATCAAAAAGCTTTTGAGTATCATAGTCCCCAACAAATAAACTATGTCCTCTGACTGTAACATAATCGCCGTTATCATCGCTGTTATCAATAACGCTTACTATTCCGTAGCTTCCCTCAAAGTATTTTTGACTAATCTGATTAAAATTGTCTTCGATGCGCTTAATAAGCGTATCTCTCTCGTAAAAATCAATAGAAGTCATAGCTTGTTACCTCTGTGTTTTGTTTACATTTCTATTGTGGATCATTCTCCCAATAAAGTTAAGTAAGTGGGAGAATTATTTTTGAGCAGATGTACTAAGTATATCTACTTGTTATCATTGTAGATAGATTGTAGATAAGGTTATTAACAATCGAAAGCCTTGCAGAGTTTTTACTCCATTGTAATTAGGGTTTACTAGAGGGGATTAAAAAGAACGATTGGAATAATTTAATGTGCGATTAATTCCTTTTTTTGCTTGATGGATGTACAAATCAATCGCCGCTTTGTCTGATTCGGTTAGGCGATATGAGTTGGAACTTTTCCAAGCTTTTAATCCTGTAACCGCTCTCTCAATCTCCTTTTTTGTTTGTGCTTCGTTTATAATTTCCCAGAAGCGGAAACATCTTTCTTGTGTGTGCGGGGTTAACATTGTTTTTACTCCTGTTAGGTGATTAGTGGTTTCTAGAGAGGGGCTCCGAGGGGAACCCGTGGGAGTTTAGTCAATGATTTGATGAGTACGGCTTTCGCCTTTGCCCTCGGAAACGAGAGTCATCCCGTTCCACTTGATGTAGTTTAAGTAATTGCGGGCGTTGTGGTAATTCCATCCCATCAGTTCCATCATTTCTTGTACTGTCCGGGGTTTTTCTCGCATAAAGTCGATCAGTTTTTGCGGTACTTCGTTGGGATTGGATGCGCGTGTGCCGGGTGCGCCAGACTTGCGGCTTGATGATTTTTTCTCGATACCTAGCCAGCTTTCCCACGACTGAGACTTAAACCACTTCGGGTTAAAGAACTGGCTATCCATTGTGGACATGATAGCCCCATCTTTATTGACGGCGTAGTATTTAGTGCCGTCAGTGAACAATCGGCAGTCCATGTTTACTAATCCTGTATCAACCCAGCGATCATTTAGTCCTTTAGACTCTAGCCATTCAGAGATCGTGGGAATGTTTACAGGAGTGTTTAGTTCCAGCCATTCTTTGTACAGCATGATATGAGTTTTTACTTTTAGCGATTCCCATACTTCCATGGGGATAGAAGCAATCACTTTAAAAGTGCTATCTGTTAATTGCATACAGTTTTCGGTGTAGTTTTTTGTTACCCAGTATTTCTTATCAGGGGTAACGCTGATGTGGATATCTTTCTCGGTTTCGTCAGGGGTCGTTTCTGACTCGGTTTCATCGATAGTCTCGGTTTCATCGATAGTCTCGGTTTCTTCGATAGTTTCAGTTTCGATCTCCTCGATAGCGGTCACGATTTCGGTTTCGTTTGTGGTTTCTTCTGTCAGGAATCCTACATAGCGAGGATAGTTATGACCTTGTGGATCGACCACGAGTGGATCGCCGTTTAGAGATGTTACGAGTAAGCAGTTCTGCTCCCCGCCTTTGCCAGCTAACCATTCATAATCAGCCAAAAGCTTTTGCTTAAACTCGATAAAATCCTTATCGGATAAGGTGATTTTTTCGGTTATAATCACGTCAAACTCGTAACAATCGCTTTGCTCTAGGTACTGTTCTATTGTTGCGTTTTTGTTGATTTTCGGGAATTTAACTCCCTGCGCTTTGATTTCTACATTCTCGATGCTAATCGGCTCGATTTTCCAATCTGGGAAATAATCAGCTAAGTTTTCCTCGATCCAATTAATAATCGATTCCCGCAACTTGTCCTTAGAAATTCTTAGTATTCTTAATTCCGCTTCGTAAGCGATATTCAGTTCCTTGCCGATAGCTTGTAATTCGGAGTAAACTTCGCAGGTTTTGATTTGTTCGATAGACAAAAACATGATGATTTTTTCCTTTTCTTGTGATGTTTCATGTTTGTTTTGGGGTTTTTGTTTTTCCCTCATGACTTAAGAATATTGGTGATTTCTTGAATTGTCAAGTGAAATCCAAACACTCCCCTAATGCTCAAAATCCTTGACCTCACTGGATTACAGCGATCAGTCAAGGATAAGCCAAGTAAATTTAATATAAAAGTTTTAACCCATAAGCCCCTCTTGGCTTAAAGTTTCAAGTTTGGGATAGGGAAGGGATAGCGGGGCGATCGCTTTTCGCATTTTGCGATCAAGAGGATATAGATAGCGATACTTTGATGATCCCTTGATCACCTTTACATCGGGGTGATGTTCCATTCCCTTGTACTTATTACGGAATGATCGACCCTGCCAACGCTTTCCCTTATATAGATATTCGTCGCTCGCCTGGGAACGGCCGCAGTAAATCCAATTCCCTGCCTGGTAGATAATCCCTAGATGCCCTTGCTCTGGATCGGCAAAAGAGATGATCAGCCTTAATCCGGGCGATTGTGACTTTAATAGAGCGATCGCCTTCGCAACGATCATCGTGACTGGCGATTCGTGATGCCTCAAGGCTACCCGCACCAATTCGCAACACTCGGTATATCTTAATCCGTAGGGTTTGCCGAGGTTGTTGTTAGCGCCTACCCCGAAAATGACCGCCCCGACGAATCTATCATCTTCCCATACCCCGATCTTGACCAATTTACTCGTAGGAATACACCTGGAATAGTGATAATTCTCGCAGGCGTATTTTGCCGCTTCGTGGCTACAAAATGCCACCTTTAAATCGGTCATCATTCGTTCACCCATGTATGCCCGCACTTCGGACACTTGATCGGTTTTTTCTGGTCTAGCCGGGGTTGTTCCTCATCGCTCGGATCGAAGTCTGGGAGATCGTTTTCTTCGCTATCTCCTACATTCAAGGTAGCAAGGATTGAATTTAAATCGCCCATCGCTCCTAAATCTTCACTCTCGCTATCGAGATATTCTGCCTGTTCTAATAGCAGATCGTGATCGAATAATCTTAGCTCATCGATAGGATCGAATCCTGCCCCGTGAATTGTAGAATGATTGTGCAAAATAGAGTATTTTACAGCTTTTCCCTCACTTTCCGCCTCTACTCCTATCAAAACAGGCACTAACCATTCTC